GAAACACGGTGCATATCTAGATCTAGAGTCCGGTTATCAATTCGAATCGCCTCTCACTGTGGCGACGATGGCAGGTCATTTTGATGCAGTTCGCACGCTTGTGGAACATGGTGCAGATCTTAACTTACACACAAAAGATTTAGGAACTGCTCTCTGCATTGCCATCACATATGGTCGTACTGCCCTTGCTCATTACTTTATTGAGCAGGGTGCATACATCGATGTGAACATCGGTCGTGCATGTGAGACACCTCTCTCACTGATAATCGATCGTGGAGATCTTGAGATGGTCCGCATCCTGTGCAATAATGGCGTCAATCTGATTAACTATAATGACGAATCGCTTTATGACTATGCGCGAGATATCCGTGGAGAAACCTCTCCCATTGCGCGTCTTCTAATGGCGTATGTTCAATCGGCATAAGCACATGCATTTTTTAACCCTTTATAACACACATCCCGCTTTGCAGTACATGTGTTATAAAATTGAACTAATTTTTTTAAAATAGAAAAGATACCAAATCTTTTATAATCTACCATGAGTTACGAAGCTACCCGCTCTTTAGTGTTCTACCTGCTAGGATCATCTGGCTATAAACCCCAAGCAGATGTTGCTGCATCTGTTTCACGTGACATCATTGATAATCCACAAGTTATCGAAGGCATTGCATCTTACCAATCTCCCCACTTCTTTCGCACGCGCCTTATGCATGCAGTTAAGAAGCGGGATGTTGAGCGTGTCAAACTCCTTGTAGAACTTGGCGCAGATATACATGCACGTGATAGAGATGGAAACACCGCGCTCTATTATGCTATTCTGTGTGGTCATTTGGAGATATTCCAATTTCTTTGCGATAAGGGTGCTGCCCTGGATACATCGAATGAAATCGGACTCACATCCCTCCATTACACCAGTCTATTAGGTACATCTGATATAGCAGAAATCCTCATTAACAAGGGTGTTTCCCTAGATTCACACAAGTCTAGGACGACAGCTCTTACTCTCGCATGTGAAAACGGTCGTGACAAGATCGTCCGCCTCCTTTGCGAGGCAGGTGCTGGCTTGGATTTGGTCGGTTATCGTGGAGCGACAGGTCTTCACTATGCCAGTGGACGGGGTTTCTCTAAGATAGTCCAACTCCTTTGCGACTATGGTGCTACCTTGGATCAGGAGAATTACGATAGAGAGACTCCAGTTGAGCTAGCCTGTATGAATGGTCATCTCGATGTTGTCCGCATCCTCTCGGCTGCTGGTGCAGTACTGGATCAGAGCCACCTCTACAATGCCATTTGCAAAGGTGATATGGAACTCGTCTGCTTCCTCCTGGAGACAGGCATTTCTCCTCATCATTATTGGCGTATAGCTCCTAGAACATTTCTCCACGCCGCCTGTGAACAAGGTCACTACAACATAGTGTCCATCCTCATTGATGCCGGTATGATACTGGATGCAGTGTCACGTGATGAAGAGACACCTCTCATACTTGCATGTAAGGGCGGTTATACCAAGATCGTCCGCCTTCTCATCACCAATGGTGCTGGGCTGGATCTACAAGACAAGTATGGTCATACAGCTCTCCACACTATCTGTGATTCTCACAACATACGTGATGAGAAAGATCGAAACAATCTCGTCAACATTCTTATGGATGCTGGTGCTATATCAGATCTCAAAGCATTCGAAGGATCTACACCGTTTAGCATAGCCTCTCGTAAATTTAGTGAGCATCCCCGCAACCCGTTCCAGAAAGCTCTGGTTGTATATTTTGCAAACCTAGATTCACAAGCATAATACCCCCCCGCGGAATCGTTTTTTAAATTAAAAAAAAGATCTTAGAAATGCCGACTCCCATTGAAGATCATGGTGGATGTATTCCCTCCGAATTCCATACACGCACTCTTCCCTCCATCCCCAATAAACTTGTTCTTGTTGTGAACGTTGGAACGGATCGATTAAATATTGAACTCTTTAAAACCTTGTATATGCCGTGTGTGGAGCATGTGTTTTATAATGTCACTGATATAGCTCCCTATAGCCACCTTCCTATTCATCCTCTTGTCACCTTTTGTACCATTTCCAATACAAAGGAGTTTGTAACCAAGCTTGCTGCTGATAGTCATTCCAGTTTCTTTTTTTATGAAATATCAAATGGATCCTTTGTTCATCCAGACCTATGGACCTTGTTGAAACAGGCAGAACTCAATACATCTTACACCTTTGTTGATTCTATGAAGAAGGTTCACACCTTGTCCTATGTGAGTGAAACAGGACTGGTAGATAAAACAATCACTACATCCACGGTCGCTGCCTATTCTACAATTAATCAACCTGTGATTCATTCCATCGAACGTGGAATTCTTCGCCATGCAAAACAAACGCTTACCCAAGTTGTAATTGATACAAGCAATCTATATACCCCATTGTGCTATTTAGCAACCAAATATATGACGGATAAATCTCCTTACAATATTATGACGCATCGTCATCCGTATACTGCTGTCTATGACATGTTTCTGACTCCCTACATGTATAAATCCAATCTGAAACTGGGAGAAATAGGGACCTTGAATGGATCCTCTATTCGTATGTGGAGAGACTACTTTCCTCACGCCTATCTTCACGGATTTGATATTGAACCCTCTGCCATTGAAAAGATCAAAGACATTCCTGGTGTAAAAGGGCATTTAGTCGATGCTTCTGTCGGTCTTCGTCCTGTCTTACAAGCTGAATGCATGGGAGGAGCCAAGTTTGATCTCTTATTTGAAGATGGATCGCATCGATTGGATCATCAATTGCTCTTTATTCGCGATGCCATTGACTACGTGAATCCAGGAGGCATGCTCATTATTGAAGATATCTTTCGTGAAATCCCTGCTGCACGATTTGAAGAAGCCTTATCTCTTGTCTCAGACAAGGTGAAGAAAGCACTTTTGGTGCAACCAGAACACACCTTTCGCCATTCTCCTGGATGGGAAAATGATCGAGTATTGATGATTTGGGTGGCATGAGGACAAATTCTTAAAAGAAAATCGTACATCTAGGAAATGGAGTCTACCATTGCAACCACCTTTACAGAGCCTCGTTCCTCCGTTGCCCGCCGCATGATTGCTGAAGTAACTGCAGCATTGGCAGAAGAAAGCCCTGCTCAAGTCAGTTCCAGATTTTCGGATTATCAAAAAGAGTTTCCGAGAATCTTTGCTATGTTACTTACAAGGTCTTACCCTGAAGACTTATTAGAGATGATGCTTCGACAGTTGGAGTCCGTCGAGGGCGGGAGAACAAGTCAGCATAACGCCTCTGTCCACGTGGGAACCGTTCTGGTGGATCGCTATGTGAAGCCAGATCTGGTGGGAGTTCCGCCCTCAAAGAAGTAATCGGTTCTTCGATTCGCAAGAGTGAGGATGGAACCTGTGTCCATTCTTCCGACCGAAAGGTTTCAAACATGCGATCCGATGGAATCCGATCCGGTCGCACCGTCCAAGACGGAATACGATGCACTGAAATGATAGGGGCTGCCGGTCGTAAAATCTGCAACAAATCAATCACCTCTTGTGCAACGTAGCGATCTAAATGTGTGACCCAATCACCTGAAATAGGTTCGTCATGCTCCTTACACCAGTCAATCGAGCGTTGTACATTTTGACGAATCAAGGCTCTTAATTGCGTTGAGTTTGTAGTTTCTTCACATATTAATGCAATTGTATCTCGTATAATTCGATATTCTTCTTTTTCAATTGTTTCTTGAACATCCCATACTATTTGAAGCCATTTATTTGGATATGTATTTTGAAGCAATGGAACGCTTTTTTTATAAGGTGCCATTGATTCTACAAGATCTATCATTTCCTTTGCTCCAGCCTCTTCTCCTAAAAATCCAATCCCAACAAAGTATCGTTCTGCATTTCCAGCACGACTGGTTCTTGGTTTTATAAACTTCCATTCACGAAATAACGAACATGCCATCCACATTAAATCCAAGGTTTGTTTTTCCGTGGTATCAAAACATTTTATAATCATTACACCTCCCTTTGCCAAGGTTTGAATTCCAATCAAAAATTCTGCCACTAACAGAGAAAAGATTGAATCTTCTTGTCCATTGTAATCTCCGCTAAAATCAAATCCACCATCGGCTGTATACAGATGCACCTTCCCACATTCATGAATAAAATGTGTGCGATTTGCTTTATTTAATATATCTCCTGTATCATCGATTCCATAGGAAATATGAATATTTGGATGTGTTTCTAAAAATGCAGAGGCTTTTCGCCATCCTGGAACATGTTTTGTCGTGCTTCGCAAGGTCATTGCATGGCAAGATGTATACACCCATTTATTCTTTTCAGCACAAACAGAAATTGCTTCTAAAAATCCACCAGGTCCTTCCGCACTGTGTGCCGTTCGTAACCCTCCCTCGCGTACAATAAATGGACCTAATTCTTCTGTAAGATTTGCATACTTCCAAAATTCAATCATCTTAAAATAAGATCTAGACAGGGGAGATCGTGTTGAGACCGATCTAGAAGTTCGTCGATTCCACGATAAAAAGATATATTCATACGGATTTGTAATTTTTTTATAATCATCCCATTGTCCTTGTTCATAATACATTGTAATTTTTTCTTTTGCAATTGCCAAGGCTTTACTTTCTAAGGTTCGTATGGTATGACTATCTGTAGGAGCAGCGGCAGTCCATGGAATCCACCGTTCCTCCGCAGGTCCCCCTAGTCCTCCTTTCTCTATCACTCCTTCCATGCTAGACTATGCATCGGAATGTTTAAACATATTCATAATATTGATGCGTCATATTATTAGAAAATCCACCACGAATCATCCGCCATTTCTCTGGTGAAGATGGAGTCCACCAGATCAGTCCATCTTTCTCTCGTAAATCTGGTTTCAAGGTCTTCGTATGTTCGGGATTGTCAAGTAATTCTTGTACTCGTGCTTGTGCTTTTTTCATAGAGGCTTCGCTGACGGTAGCCGTCCAAAACTGATAGCGAAAGCGATCTGTTTTCAAGGGTGCTCCTTTAAAGGATTGTTCATACACCAGTGGAAGGGGTGTCACCTGTTTCAACTCCTGCTTTGTAAACTTGGCTTCTTCTCCAATCTCTCGAATCACTGCTGCTTTCATCATAGTCAATAATTGTGTTTCTGTAACAGATTTATTGGGAACTGCTCCATACATCTTTGCCTCCTTCCATTCCATCTGTCCCTTAGGAGGTTCATACTCCTTTTTAGGATGTTTTCCCCATTCGTGCACTAATGCAATTGTGTTAGGATCGCCTACCGGATGAATAAACAAGATGTTTCGAATAAAGACACGTTCGCCTGATGGTTGATGAATGTACAAGTACTCTTTTCCACTTGGAAATGTATGATATCCAATGGTATGTTTCACACGCGCTTTGCGGGTTTGTCCCATCTACTATGGATATAAAAAAGATTTCTTTAGTGAAAGGATACAACTAAGGCTCCAACCATAAATAAGGCAACTCCCACTACAATTAATGGAATCATTGAAAAGGCAATCCCTGTAATAATCATTGCAAAACCTCCTACTCCCACAATCGCACCTCCCACACGTTGTTTCCAGATGCGTTGCATTTTGTTATATACAGACGTTGATTCTCTATAGATCATTTTTTATCTTTGATATGTGTTTAAAAAAACAGATATCAAATATAGCTTCTTTTATTTATTCTACCACCACATCCAGATCAAAGTCTTCTTCCTCAATGGGAGCGCTTGGATCCACAGACGGCATTGCCGTTTGAAGGGGGACAAAGGAGGCTGTAGCCGTGGTATAGAGTTTCGAATCAATTTGTTCTTGCGTCAACTCTTCTTGAGATTCCAAAATAGTTGTCTTAGGGGGAGGAGCGTCCTTCTTCAGGCGAATCGCAGCCATCTCATCATAGAGCACATCGCTAAACGCGGTACCTCCACGGATCACCTGTCCCAACATAATATTGGCACTTACACCAAGAATGGGATCTCGTTCACCATAGAGTGCGGATTTTAGCATAATCTCTTCAGTCTGTTCAAACGATGCTTTGGCAAAGGATCCAATATCCAATTTATTTACACCATAGCGATCGCAAGTTGTGAATCGTCCCTTTGCCGTCATACGGTCCACCAACATACCAGTATGGCGATAGTGAACACCTGATGGAATTGTTCCAACAAGTTCTTTTAAGAGGAGGGCACGAGCAGCTTCAATTCCAAAGAGATCATACATATCGTATACATTATTACTAATGACACGAGTTGGATCCACACTAGGATGGCATAGAATTTCTAATAAATTGCTTCCATCGCTCACAAGAACAAATTGATCAATCGTCTTATACGCTCCTTCCACCAGTTCTAGATCTTGATTCACTTTCTTGAATCCAACACTGCGAAGTCCTGGAATACCCCTGACTGCAGTGGTTGTTAAAATCTTATTCTGTTCTTGTTTCAACTGAATTAACTGATCATTCATACTATCCGTTGAATCAATCAGGCGAAGACGGAAGACCAATTGAGATGCATTGAAATCGCTATACATGGTTGTAGTATTTACTTTCATACTTACCTTGAGAACATAGGCAATATCATCCATAGAAATATTTTTGGCAAACATCTTTTCACGATCAAGTTCAAAGCGAAGAAGCCAAGGAGATGTCTTTGTAGCAACAGGTTTTACTGCCGCTTCATAGGCTGCAAAATATGCCAACCATTCTGCATCTTCTTGAATTAAGGTTGCATCATCACGAGGATCGTAATAAATGCTGCTGACAGTCACCAGATCTTGCAGAAGTGTATACTCCATGGACTGGGCTGCGCGACGTGCTTCTTCCTTTGACTCGCGCAAATCCTTGCGAAGGGGAATGGTGCATTCCACCATTTTGGGATTCTTTGTCACCTTCAAGAGTTCATCCACACGGGGAACACCCTGGGTCATATTGGAGGCACCTGCTGTGTGGAAGGTACGAAGGGTCATCTGTGTTAAGATTTCTCCAATTGATTGTGCAGAGATGACTCCCACTGGTTGACCAGGTTCAACCCAGGCTTTCCAGTGCGTTAAAATTGCTTTTTCCACCAGTGCATCAAGCGCTGTCTTCGTAAATCCCAATTCCTTCAGCTTGTGAGGAGCCAGGTAAAATCGTAAGAGAGCTCCCCACACCTTGTGGTGTGCACGGGTCTTTTGCAAAATTGTTTCATGTGCATCTAATACTTGGTCTCCTGTTACATCACCACTCTTCGGCTTCAAATAAAATCCAGTCACAATCTCTTCAATTAATCGTTTCATATGAACTGGATAGAGCACGCGTGTACTCTTTTGACGGTTAAAGACTTTTTCAACAAGGAGTTTTTGATCTGCCACCACTTGATTGGTATACACCGTTTGGCGATCACCGGTTGCATCGGGTACAATATAGGTTGCACGCAATTGCGATTCCGAATAATTTACCAAATCAATTGGCTGAGATTCCACCCGCGTTGCATTGATTCCATCTTCACCATAGGCAAATTGAATAATGGTTCCCGTTGAATCTCGTACAGATCCATCATGCTGGGCAATCAGATCTTCTAAGGCAACACGAATACGGCGTTGGATATATCCTGTACTCGCCGTTTTCACTGCTGTATCAATCATACCCTCACGACCAGAAATGGCGTGAAAGAAGAATTCATCAGGTTCCAATCCATTCATAAAGGACGAATTGACAAAGCCTCGCGCACGAGCAGAATCATCAAATCGCTTGAAATGCGGAAGGGTACGATTTTGAAATCCATACGCCACTCGCTTTCCTTCAATCACCTGTTGTCCAAGTGTTGCAATCATCTGACTCACGTTCAAATTAGAGCCTTTGGAACCAGCTTTAATCATGTTTGTCATACGATTGTTGTCTGAAAGGGACTTGATTGTAATACCACCAGCTTCACCAGTAGCTTTGTTTAAGGTTCCTGCCATCTTCATTTCAAAATTTTCTTGATTGGAACGACCGCTGGAATTCTCAAAGAGACCAGTATGAACCTGAAGAATAATTTCTTCGGTCTTATTTGTAATATTTTTAATTGCTTCCATAAATTTCTTTTTGGTGACAACATCTGCCACAAGATCACTGATTCCCACAGAGAATCCAGAATTGATCAAGTATTGTCCCATCATTGCTTGTAAGGCATCAATGAAATCAATGGTTGCATCAGGTCCATAATCATTATACATAATATGAATTAAATTCTTTGAAAACACATCTGAATCAAGCATTCCCTTCATAAGATTTCCACGCTTAATTTCCACTTCCTGATCTTGAAGATTCTTCATCGTCAAGTTGAGAGGAGGGAGGATCGCGCTAATCAGCTGAGATCCTGTCCACATGGGTTGCGGCAAGGTAATCGCTGGTTCTGGAAGCTTGCCATTCCACATCTTGGAGAAAACCAAGAGATTCATAGCATCCTTTCGGGAAAATGCGACCGTCGGTCGCGTAAATCGATTCGCCCCCAACAAAGCATCCTGTAAAATACCAATTAAGGGCAAGGAGTTTTGTGGGGATACAATTTGATGTGGAATTGCGGCAATCATCCGCAATTCAATTGCTGCCTCAACCGACTGAGGCACGTGAATATTCATTTCGTCGCCATCGAACATGGCATACCCAGTTTTTCAACTGGGAGTAGACTTTATCTTAAGCTCACTCTAGAACCGACCACCGTAAAGTCGTTGCTCCTTCCTCACGCTCACCAGCAGAGAGGCTTGGGTCAGGATTGCCCATTTCTTACTCCTTATAGAGCTCGAATCATAAAACGTTGTTACCATCTCCCTTACGGTCTTTCTCCGAGGCCAGTGAGGATTTTCATCCACACCTTGGTAGTTTTATGCTTTAGGGGTTCCCCTGAATTTGGTGGTCTCGCATCCCATCTGGATACTAGACGATTATATTGCTTGATGCACATGAAATGAGAGTGTGCACCATGCAGAAGCATTTACACTGTTTTCCTCATGAAGTATTGCTTCAACTTCACAAGCAGTCGCCTGTTGCGGACATCGATAAGCTGTCTTCAAAAGAAGCAGTTGCATGTATTTCTAATATAGAATCTTTAATTAGCTTGGCAGTTTTATAAGCATCTTCTTGTGTAATAGTTTTTCCACCAAAACACATGCGCATCATTCCATCTTTATGCTTAATGTAGAGTGCCACAAGAGAATTAAACTTTGCAATTCGTAGAGATTTTACCTCTAAGGTTCGCGTTTCTTCAATCTTCTCACGGTATTTGCGCAAAGGATCTTCTGCACTTTCTTCCACAATATCAATCCCCTCTTCAGCAAATCTTGCTGCAAAGTCTTTGGCTTCTTCCAATGCTTTTGCATAATCACAGCTTGCACTTTGACCAAACGTAATGCGAATTGGATCCGCTGATTTTTGGTCAAGATATACATATATAATCTTTGGAACACCACCAGACTTGATCGAAGTAATTCTTACTTTGTTCGTTGTCGGTAAATAGTGCTCTGCTAATGTAGTATGTTCTCGGTGCTTGCATCGTGAATGACGCATGACATTGTAGCCATGGGGAGTGATTGTATTGAGACTTGCAATCCAATGTGCTTCTCGTTCATCAAGTGTATTTTCTGGAAGATCTTTTTCAAGACATGTTAATTCAAAATCATCCGCTCCAAACTCTAAAATAGCTTTCGCTAAAGGAGTTTTTGCACCTCGAAAGGCAGAGCTGACATGATCGGACCAACGACCAGCAATTCCATACCGATAGGGTTTGGCATCACGTGTCTTTGTGTCTTGGGTTTGACCAATATATTCTTTTCCAGATGTTTTGCTTTTTGCTTTGTAAATGCTGCCAAGCATCTTGTGTTCCTCTATAGTAGATATAATGCAGACTTCTTTAAGCCGACATCAATTTTTTATCCGCGTTATATGGCTTTACTGCCGCAGGATTCAATCGGAACGTCTTATACGGTAATACCCGTACCAGATGCCCCATCATGCTCATGCGGTGAAGAGATGGCTGTCGGTTAAACAGCACAATATCTCCATCCATCAAATGTCGATGGACAATATCGCCTAGATATAAAATCTGTTCTTTTAATTTTACATTTTTTAATTGCATCGTATATCCATTCATAGCGCGTTGAATTGACTTTGCACCTGGATAAACGTCAGCACCATTCTGCACCAAGGCATATAACTTTTTCCGGTTATATTCCGTGACACGTTCTGGAAATGTTAAATCCATTGCAACCTTTAATGGCACTCCAATCTCTCCCACAGAAATGTTGGGATCTGGTGAAATGACAGAACGGGCACTGAATTCGACACGCTTTCCTTGAAGATTGTTGCGAATGCGACCATCTTTGGAGCCTAAACGTTGCTGAAGAGATTTTAGAAGGCGCCCGCTACGTTGTGCAGACGGGCTGACCCCTGGAATATTATTATTCACTAAGGTTGCAACATGATATTGCAACAATTCGGTATAATCATGAATTGACTTCTTGGTTGGATCTGCCATCATCAATTTATGTAATTCTTTGTTTGCTTTAATAATATCTGCCAGCTTAGCAGTCAAATCATCTTCGGATCGTTGATTGTTGTCTTGCATAACAGAGGGGCGAACTTGAGGAGGGGGAATGGGTAAGACAGTACACATAAGCCATTCAGGACGACACCAGTGACGGCTAAATCCCATGAATTCAACATCTTCATCTGTAATTTTCTTCAGAAGTGCGTGCACTATTTCAGGAAGGAGATAGTGGCTAAATTC